ATGAAAATAGAAGAACTACCCGATTTAGGAGAGAATATAGAAGAATACTATGAATATCATGGTGTACCACTATTGGACTATGTATGTGAGGTGGCAAACAGGTTTCTTCCGAATTTACAGCAAGAACACATGACAGAATCCAAAGCACCAGCCATATTCTCCAACAGATACTTTGAAAGCAAACTGAATGTTGAAGAACGCTATCAAAGGCATAAAGAGTTCTATATATCTGATGAAACGATGGAAGACTACCTAAAGCGTGACTACAGAGAATTAGATGATTCTTTCAAAGAGAAGTTCCTAAATAATGAGGACTTGCAGAATACCATTGAAGCGTTTGGACTTGATGTTAGCAAGTTCTGGTATCTGCTTCTGTTCGTATATGACTACATAGAGGATATTGGCAAAAATGCACCAACTGTAGGCAAGACTGTTCTGGAAGATATTAATGACTTGACTACCAAGCTATCAGAAGCGACAAGTATAACTCTTAAAAAAGACAACAGGAAAAGCTATGCCACTGAAAGTGAGAATACAATCAACTTTATCAATGCAGCCTCACAGTATTATATAAAGACGTACAATTGCATAATTAATGAAGATATACCAAAAGAGGACAAACTTCAACAGCTAAAAGATATTGGCTTAGACAGATTTATTAATGGCTATGCTTCATTTGATTTAAAAGGTGGTTATCTGGATATATCCTACAAAAAATGGAAGTTTACAGAAATGTTCCAATTCTTTTTAGAGGATAAGAAAGCGGATAAAAGCAAAGTGCTTGATAAAAGGGCAAAGGTATCTACTGACAAATGGATGTTCATATCCAGACTTATCTATACTGTGGGCTATGATGGCAAAAGATACAATGAAGAATACGATGAAGATGGAAACAAGAACAGGATGTTATCCAACTTACTAAGAAGATACAGTAAAGAGGAGTTTCCTACAGTTATAGGACACTACTATATGTGCTAAGAATTATACATTAAGCAATAGTTAAATGCGTACTGGAAAGGTCATACTTTCTGGTACGCATTTTTTTTGCGTACTACAAAATGCCTTGTTTTCTACCCACATGGGCATTCGGTAAATTGTTAGTTGAGGTCATTTTTCCGCCATATCTTTGCAATGTCAAAAGGGACAAACAAGCAAGATGCGCATAGCTTTAGTAGTTACCGATTGATGAATTTAGGAAATATTTAAAATGATAAACTATGAAATATAGTGAAAAGGTGGCGACCTCAAACGCAACAGAGATTATTAACGAGGCAAACAATGCTTCAAGTGTTGAACCAACTACTAATAATAATATGTCAAAAGAGACAAAGGTGGCGACCTCAAACGCAAACCAAACTGATAACGCTGTTGAAATAGCAGTAAGTGAAAAGGAAAATGCAAGAGTTCCTTACAAAACAGTTAATGCTATAATTGATGGAGAACATAAAAAAATCATCCTTGCCTATTCAAAATATAGCATGGAACAACCCAAGGACAAACTAAATCTAAAAGAGAAGATAGACCCCAATAAACTTCTTGATGTGATATTTAACCTTGCCGAAGCAGAGATATTCTGGAATGAAGATATTGAATTATTTGATGCTAATGGTATGCGCATTCCAAAAGGAACTCCAGATTCTTATGTTCTCTGTGACCAAGCAAGTACTTTTGCAAGAGCCCAGATTGATGAGGTTTTGAAAAATGTAAAAATAAACAATTTCAAAAGCGTGGCAGATTACGCTCAAGCTATTGGCAGCAGTGAATTATTTAGCCGTGCCATGAATAACGTTGAAAAGATTGGCTGTGTGGTTTTAGCAACCGATGATAAAGCCTATAGAGCAGTTCATGAGTTTGCCAAAGAATTCAATATAACAAGCAATTCAGCTCAACTTTATTTGGACATAAAACTTAGCTCTGTAGCAACATCTATAATGACTATGGGGTACAAGCCAGAAGTGGCTCCTGTTCTTGGTCGCTCACCAGAGGACGCAAGAAGATTATTCAACCAAGCATGTCGCACTTTTGGCAAAAGCGCAAAGAACCGCTATGTACCACGAGTGGTCAATGCGCTTCTAAGAGATGAACGCTATAATCTTGATATTTTAATGAACGCTATGCTAATTATTCCTGCTGAAGATATTGCTACAATGCTTGAAATGGATTGCGGTAACAAAGAAAGTTGCATCTCAAGTTACCTAACCAGATGGTTGGAAAGAGCTATTGAGAATGGGTTAATTAAAACCGCTGCATAGCGAGCTGAAAGAGAAGCCTACGTGAGAGGTGGGCTTCTTTTTAATCAAATTCAATGGCGGTAGATTTTTAAAGTCCGGGCATATAAAATGAAAATTTTCAGAAAGCCTACCGCCTTGAATAATCCAGCAAAAGACAATTATTTTATAAATATTATACCCATGAAAATAGTAAAAACGTTACTAAAAAAAGGGGAATGGCTGCTTGATGCACTAAAACGTGTCGGGTGCGAAATGATACCCACAAACACCATTCTGAATAAGACCCTAACAGGTCTTGGAGCTACCCATAGCGAGATACACAGTAAACGGAACTCAATCATAATCGAACCGAATGTACCTGTGATACTTGGCAAGCTGAATGATAAAGAGAATCTGGAAGCGGTCTATGAGAGGTGTACACCTCATACCATCAACAAATACTTGAAGATGGATATTCCGTACAAGAAGATTATGACTACCCCGGAGAGCTTCAAAAAGATACGAAAGGCGGCTATGGAACTGAACATCAATATCTATAAGGAATACTTCTGCCTATTTGACGAGTGCGAGAAGCTGACACAGGATATTGATTATCGGAGGAAAATCTCACAGCCTATATATGACTTCTTCCAGTTTGAGCAAAAAGCTCTTGTCTCTGCCACACCTTTAGAGATGTCGCACCCGGAGTTTGAAAGACAGGGATTCCAACTGATAAAGATTGAACCGGATTACGATTACAAGAAGGACTTGGAATTGATTGTCACCAACAGTTATTATAAACGATTACGAATCGTCTTGGATAATTTGAAGGACAGCAAACATATCTGCATATTCTTCAATGTGACAGATGGCATAGGTGATTTGATTGATAACCTAAAAGTGACAGATTATAAGGTGTTTTGCTCACAAAAGAGCGTGGAGAAGCTGAAAAAGAGAGGGATAATTAATGCTTACGAGCAGATTGACTACCCTTTGGCGAAATACAACTTCTTTACCTGCCGCTTCTATTCCGCACTTGATATTCTGAACGGCAAACATAAACCGGACATTCTTATACTGACTGATTTGCGTACTGCACAATGGACGATGATAGACCCGTTCACGGAAGCCATCCAGATACAAGGCAGATTCCGTAAAAAGGGAAAAGACGATGTTACCTATAACTCACTAACACACATTACAACCATTGACCCGAATATTCGTGTGCGGAGTAAGGGGGAAATAAGGAACAGGATAGACCAATTTATTGCAAATTACAACTTACTCAAAGAACAGCGTGATGGTACGGAGGATGAATTTAAGCAAAAAGCTATCCTTGAAGATATGGAAAGTCTCAAATACCAAGACTTGATAGACGAGCGAGGGGATATAAATCCGTTTTCGATAGATAACCTCTATAATGAGGAACGGGTACGAGCTTACTATCAATCAGCAGATGCTTTATACCAAGCATACCTTGCAACAGGTTTCTTCAATGTGACCTACAACAACGTTACTGAATGTGTTGGTGATGATGATATAGAAAGGCTCAATAATACGAAAGTCGCTATCAAACAAAGGGAGCAGTTGGTAAATCTGATTGTCCGAATGGAGGAATGGTTTAGTATGGGGAAAATTACCTTTGAGGAAAAACAGGAGCTTTTGAATCTGATAAGGAAGCAACCGGAGGGCGATGATATTTTGTCCGCATACTACAAGATTGGAAAGGATGCGATAGTTAGTGCTGAATATAAAAAGCAGCTTATTGAGAAAAAGGTCAAAGAGTATGACAAGGCACAAGCTCAAAAGCTAAGGTTTTCTCCTAAAGTCTTGAACGAGATTAAAGCGGAGTTCCCATTAGGGATATACCTGCCTAAAGAGGATATAAAGCAAAGATTGCAATTGATATACCATGAGAATGGGGTGGATTATAAAGCAACACAAGTTACGATAGAAGATTACTATGATTGCACTCCTTCCAACTCAAAGGAAAAGCCATCATTCATGCTTAACTTCTTTAAATTATAAACGGTATATTTTTCAGATGTGGGCATATAAGAGTGCTTTCTATCAAAGACCTACCGCTGAACAGAGAGGCTATACAGTAGATAATACAATAATTATCAACACTCTAAACAAAATTTATTATGTTAAATCCAAGAAAAGGAGACATGTATAAATTCATTAAATATACATGGAATCCAATCAAAGGTAAATGTCTGCACGATTGCAGTTATTGTTACATGAAACAGATGAATCCAAATGCTAATCCCCCAAGATTGGCAGAATACGAACTTACTACAGATTTAGAAAATGGAAATAAAATATTTATTGGTAGTTCTACGGATATGTTTGCGGAAAATATACCGCCTGAATGGATAACAAGAGTTTTGGACTACTGCAATGAAAAGAACAATACAGATAAACCGAATACTTATCTGTTGCAGTCCAAGAACCCCAAGAGATTTTTGGAGTTTATCAATCATCCGATAATGAAACATGTGGTGTTCTGCACAACCATTGAAACCAATCGTTTCTATCCGGAGATAATGAACAATGCACCAAAGATTGAGGAACGGGTGGAAGCTATGGAAGAAATAGCAAAGCAAGGATTCCCCTTATTGGTGACAGCAGAACCGCTTATGCAGTTTGACCTTGAAGAAATGGTAGCCCTCATTAAAAGGTGCAATCCTAAATGGGTCAATATTGGGAGAAATAGTTGCAGGAGCATTACGCTACCAGAACCAACCAGAGAGGAAGTACAACAGCTGGTTTCTGAATTGAAAGAGTTCACTAAGGTGAATGTTAAAGACAATGCCTTGATATGGACTAAGTAATCCGCAAAATGGCACAGGAAAAAAGTTGGAGGAAACCTATAAAATGGCGGAATCCAACTTTTTCATTTTAGATAGATTATATAGCACATACTCTATGATAAAGTGTACATAGTTGACACTATAAAAAAGACTATCTAATTAAAGAATCACCTATTTCCAGTTTTGCTAAAAATCAAGAGAACAGATATATAAGGTACTTAATACAGAAATCCCCCCTCTCCATTCAGTCAGTGGCCTAAAATATATAAGAGTGACTGTAGATATACCCCATAACCCTCAAGTCCCCTCCCCATATATTGATATAAAAAAGAATTATTAATCATTTAAACTTTTATCAATATGAGAAATTTAGTTATCATGCCTAACATGGCACAACGTATGAATTTAGGTGAGTTTGCAGAAGAAGCTACAATTGTGGAAGAAACTACAATTCCCAAAAATGCAAAACATTTCATTGAAGCTAATACGGAAGAAGTTTCTTTGAACCATTTACAAAATGAGTGCATTACACCAGTATTCAGCAAAGACAATGAACTGACTATCAATCATGCTGCATTTATAGAAACGGTTCAAGAAGCTGCCAACTCTTTCTTTAGTGGTGAAACGATTGATACACCAGAAATACGGGTGTCTCACGTTATCAAAGGACGTATTCCGGAAGCGGTAAGAAAACCAGCCAATCAATTATTGGAATCTGATAAGACAATATACTATGAAAGGGCAGCTTTCAGTATTGACATTCCAACTGTTTATGAAACGGTTGAAGGCAATAAGTTGAATCTTTCTATTGTTGGGGTCAGAGCCTATAATCAAATGAATCTCTATTCAAAGAAAGTTCCAGAGTTATTTAGATTGGCAATAGGCTTTAAGAATCAAGTGTGCTGCAATATGTGCATCTTTACTAATGGTTATAAGGATGATTTAAGGGTGAGCAATACAAGTGAACTTTATCGTGCTGCATTGGAACTGTTCAACAGCTATAATCCTGCCAAACACCTACATTTAATGCAGTCACTTGGCAACACTTCAATGAGTGAACACCAGTTTTGCCAAATATTAGGTAAGATGAGACTTTATCAGTGTTTGCCCAATGGCTATCAAAAGAGACTGCCAAGAATGTTGCTAACTGATACGCAGATTAACAGTGTTGCAAAAGCCTATATTAATGATGAGAACTTTGGCAGCTTTGGAAATGACTTGAATATGTGGAAGTTCTATAATTTACTGACTGGTGCAAATAAATCAAGTTACATTGATTCATTTTTAGACCGTTCTTTGAACGCTACAGAAATGGCAGTTGGAATAAATTCCGCTTTGCATGGAGATGAAACCTATAAATGGTTCATAGACTAATTAATTATCATAAGGGCATCTATTTATTTAGGTGTCCTTTCACTTTAAAATACTACAGAATTATGAATGATGCAAAATTGATGAGCATTACAATAGCAATTATTCTTTTACTAATAGTAATTGGCATTGTTTGCCCTCTTTTATTGGTGGCTATTATAATGGTGACTATCTATATTCTAACATAACAATCACTAATATTGAAAGTGAATGTTCTATTGTTATCCAAGCATTTAGCTATGATGGGTAATGATGGGACATTCACTTTTATTGTTTAATCCTCAAAAATGAACATTATGAGCTTGAAATACAGTAATACAACGGCTGATTTTCTGGAATGGGAAGAAGCCATGAATTTGATAAGAAAGCTATTCAAGGATAAAAATTACTCTATGAGTTTACTAATTGCCTTGGGTTGCTTCTTTGGTTTAAGGATAAGTGATATTCTTTCTTTAAGATGGAATCAGATACTTAACGTTAATGAGTTTACCATCATTGAACATAAGACAGGAAAGAAAAGAACTATACGTATTAATGCACAATTAAAGAGACATATTACAGACTGTTATAAGGCTATAAATCCTATTGGAATTAATGCGCCTATATTAATCAGCCAAAAAGGGACAATATTTACTATTCAAAGAATAAATATCATTCTGAAAGAACTAAAGAATAAATATAAGCTTCATATTGATAACTTTAGTTGTCATTCACTTAGAAAGACTTTTGGCAGACAGGTTTATAATATGAATAGTGATAATTCTGAACTTGCTTTAGTTAAGTTGATGGAGTTATTTAATCATTCCAGTGTCAGCATTACTAAAAGATACTTGGGATTGAGACAAGAGGAAATTTTGCAGACTTATGACTGTTTGAGTTTCTAATCTTACATATAGGGCGTGACAAAATTTGAAGTTTCTGTTATTACTATACCACCTACAGAGATAGAGAATTTTGTCCCGTTCTGAAAAGGATATGGATTCTCAAAAACAGTAATGTAAGAAAATCTAACATAGAATGGATATATATAAATCTGCTATATCATACATACAACAAAAAGAGGATGCAATAATATAGCTAATTCAATGTTGGTGTAAGCGTAAGAAAAAGTCCCGTAAAAAATGCGGCAACCATGTTTGTAATTTATGATGGGTACTTTTTTAGGGAAGAAATACTTTTATAGACCCCATTCAAAAAAAGTACCTAATATATCATTGACTATTAAATACATACGATTACGGACTTATAAACAAGTTCCAGATATGACTAATAACCTATTAAAAAGAAAATGATTCAAATATAACTGTAACTTATGGCAGGTAGAATTTTTCAGCATTTTGCTCTTATATGGCGACTTCTGATTTCTATACCTACTTGAAGTTATGAAGAAGAACTGCTCACCAAGTGATTTAATAAACAATAGTTCTTGCTAATCAAACGTAATTTAGTAACTTTGCACCAATTTCAGACACCTAATGAGTTAAGGACTGGAAGGACATATTTAGTTAACAAAGAGCGTTTTACATATTATCCCAAGTTGAAATCTGGACAATTTCAAAGAATGAGGATGATAAGCAAGAACGCTCACGTCAATGTTATATACCTATTCTTACAAGGATAGTCTATATATCGTTTGGCGTGGGCTATTGTTTATTACTCATTCTTGGGCAGTCCAGAGCCTCAACTTGGTAATAGCAATAGTTCCCACGCTTCTTTTATTATATAATGGTCAATAGGGAACATTGGCTATAATACAGGCAAACGAAACAGAAAGTATATCTACCTATTAATAAGTGTGCAGCTTCTTGTTGTGTTCCTCACACTTATCCAGAACTTATTTACTAATGCTATCTATTGGGAACATAGAGGCACAAATAGATTATATCAATATGAAAACATTTAGATTTATTGGAATGGCTTTAATAGCCATAGTAATGTGCGTGAACTTCACTTCTTGTAGTGATGATGACAACGAGGATTCAAACGTAAGCAAACTGATTGGTACTTGGTATGAAGTAAATTCAGAAGAGGAACAAATTTGCTTTACTTTCAATTCTGATGGGTCTGCTTATACTTGGGTTAATACCTATGGTGAACCACAAGAAAAATATAAAATCTCATGGAGTGCTACAGAAACGCAAATCACTATTGTATATGGCGGCAAAGATGGGACAGAGACTGATAACTATTCATTTGACAAAACAGGAAATCTTGTCTTAGGCGATTATCTATTCTCTCGAAATAAATAGAACACCATAAACCAACAAAAGCCAACCTATCTAATTAAGGATAAGTTGGCTTTTTTCAGTTCTAAATCTATAATAATAACTTTTTATGAGTGAAAGTTCTTTGGTTAATCCAGACATTCCCATCAATTATAGAAATTTCCGATATACGATTATATACATAGATATGAAGGACACAAAGCAAAAGAACAGATTTTTGAACAGGTAGATTTTTGAACAATAATAGCTTTATATGCCCACTACTATTTTTAATACCGCTATGGAATATCAAATAAGAGATACTCCTTATGACGGATTTTGGGATGATTGAAAGACTGTACTACAACATTATCTACCATATCATTAGATAGATAAAAAAGTGAATATAGCAATCTCCACCATGAAAGATTATAATTGCGAAATTAAGCATTAACAGTCCCATTTCTGAAAACATCAAATGGTTACAACTCCTTCAATAAAATTACACTTAGAAGTAGAGCAAAGGACTTTTTTTACGATTGATACAGTAACGGCTACAGATTCATTAAAACAGGCATGAGATAAGCATTTTAGCTATTCATTCTTTAAATAAGTGTTAAAACGAAGTAGAGCAAAGGACTTTTTTGTTGCAAGTTAAAATAATATGTCTACCTTTGCACCGTCTTAAACCAAGAGACAGTTTACTAATGATTAAAACAAGATATTATTAACTTAACAGCTTGTGTAAACCCAGAGGTAAACCAGTAGCTTAGAGAACGAAAACTCAACGAATAAGAGAGGAACTAAAGTGCTGTAGCTCAGTTGGTAGCTTGCGAAGGCGAAGCCTTTGGAAGCCTTGGAGCGAAAGGACTGAAAATCCTTGTGTCCCCGGTTCGATTCCTGGTGGCACCACTCGTAAGCAAAGTATCGGAATGTAGCGCAGTTGGTAGCGCACTACGTTCGGGACGTAGGGGTCGGGCGTTCGAGTCGCCTCATTCCGACACTAAGAAGAGTAAGCCACTGTATTACAGTGGCTTATGTCGTTTTTAGGCAAACAGCCGGGACGGAATCGGGACGGCGATTATTAACGTATTTGTTTTTGCTGAAGGGCAAAGACAAATAAAAAAAAATGCCATCACTCAAGGAAATACAAGGTTACACTCCTCCTGTTCTTCATACGGGAAAAGATTGGTACATCGACTTTTACGCATTCAATCCGGTACATGGTGAAATGCGCCGTAAGAAAATCAAGCTGAATTTTATAGAAAAGATAACTGAGCGTCGCAAGTACGCAAAGGATTATATGAACCGATTATCTGAGAAGTTATCACTTGGTTGGAATCCTTGGATCGAGCAAGAATCCAGCAATGCTTATATGCTATTTGCGGACGTGATTAGTAAGTATCGCACCTTTATGAATAAAATGCTGAAGGATGGACGCTACAGGCAGGAAACACTTAAATCATATAGTTCTTACCTGCGCAACATGGAACTGTTCAACGAACAGAAGAAAGTACCCATCACCTATATTTATCAGTTCGACAAAGATTTCTGCGTAATGCTCCTGGATGAAGTCTATATCACCCGTGATAATACAGCTTTTACCCGCGATAATTATCTTGGCTTCTTAAAGTCTTTTTCAACTTTTTGCCTGAACCATAATTACCTCACAAAGAATCCCACTGAAGGAATTAGCAGTCTTGGCAGGAAAGGAAAAAAGAAAATCAGAGGTGTATTAGCAGATGATCTGTTGAAAAAGGTAAGCGATTACCTGAAGGAACAGAACCCACACTTTTTGCTGGCCAGCTACATCTTATACTATTGCTTCATCCGGCCGGCAGAAATGACGAAGTTAAAACTCTCCAATATCAGCTTGGAAAGACAAACTATATTTGTCCAGGACACGATATCGAAAAACAAAAAAGATGGAACTATCACTTTGCCGGCAAAGGTGATTCATCTGATGCTTGATCTCAAGATATTCGACCACCCGCATGATTACTACCTGTTCTCCGATGGCATGAAGCCCGGTAAAGTGGAACGCTCAGAAAAGATGTTCCGCGACTGGTGGGCACGCCATGTCCGGAAGGACCTCAAACTACCCGACAAATATAAATTCTACTCGCTAAAAGATACTGGCATAACAAACATGCTCCGGCATTATGATGTGCTGAGCGTTCGTGATCAGGCTCGACATAGCAGTATTCTGATGACTGATATCTACACACCACACGACATCCAAGAAGCTAACAGTCTAATAAAGAATTATCAGAGTGATTTTTAAGGAAAAGGCAGCTTATTCGGCTGCCTTTACTATTTCTACCGATGCACCCAATACGTTGGCAATCCTTACCAATACATCAAGCCCTACCGAGTATCTTCCGTATTCGATATTGGTGACATTGGCAGGGGTAACCCCTGCCTTGAGTGCCAGATCACGAACGGTTAACCCGGCATCTTCCCGAAGTTCTCTCAAACGAGACCCGATCTTTTCTCTGTGTTCTTTTTCGGGTTCCGATAGATTATACTCTTTTACTTCAACCCAATTAAATTTCGGATATTCGGATTTATTTTCTTTTATGAGAACGTGTGAGTTAAACTTCCTATACTCCTTTGCGAGAGCTTCAAGCTCTTGCAAAGTATCTGCGGTGATAGTAACACTTTGCCCTATACCTTCTACATGTTTTTCGAAGGTTATAGAGGCTGAAAACTTATGCTTTGGATTTCTCAAACTCATAAAGATAATTTATTTAGAATTTAAAATTTGATCTGCCTTGTCTTTGCCGAAGTAATTTACGGCTTTCTGGTAGTTGCTAACATATTCTTTTGCTATTTGAGGATAGATCTTTATGATTTTATTCAGAATAGACGTTATTTCTTTTTCACCGATGTTTTTGCGACGTGCCCAAGATGCATTAGCTTCAACAAGCACTCTACCCATAAACCAACCTAAATTGTAGAACTTATCTACCTTTACATTTTCGTTGAAGAAATTGATAACCAAATCTCTGTTATCTTTCAATACTGCTGTTACTTCTGCTGCTGTCATAATCTTATTGCTGAATTACTGTTGCCACCAGTTCTACTGTTTTACTGTGACAAAGATAAGAATTTATTTTCTTGTTATCAAATATGATAACAAGAAAACTGCAACATTTAATATATTTTAATATTTAATAAACAGAAGCCCTGACCGTCACCAGCCAGGGCAAACACTTGTCGCTACAAGCATCACTTCTATCTCTTCAATCTCTTATATAATAGCCATCCGACAATAAACAACAGAAAGCCTATTATTATCCCGAATGCCCAACCACCAAGTTCAATCTTAATCTTTTGCCACCTGTTTAACTCCTTCTCTACAGGATAAGGAACCTGTACCTCTCTGTCTATATAAACCTCTTTAGATGGTACATAAACAGTGTCTGATGGAACTTTCATCTTAGCTATCACATTCCCAAGACTATCAATTGTTAGTTGTGCCTGTACATTCTTCGTGTTAGCGATATCCAGCCAACGAAGTACGACTCTTCCATTTTCATCGCATTCAAAGAGCGCACGGATAGCAGCACTATCGGCAGGATTAACCATCGGAATCAACTTCTCGATATAGACGCTATCAGTTCTACTTTCTACCGGAACATGCTTCACCGACGAGCACCCAGCCATAAACAATGCAATCCCCATCGCCATCAGCGCAATGGCTCCTATAATGAACAGCCGTCGCATCTCCGAACGCTTCTTCTGACGCAGCAAAAGTTCTTCCATGGATTTTCGGGCTTTCTCCGAATCCCAACGTATATACTTCATTGAACTTGTAGCCTGTTCATTTGATATGCTAAAAACTTTCATAACGCCTTTACCTGTTTACGATTTCCTTCTTTTCGATAACTCACATGCACCCATGAGAAATGCTTCTCATCAATCAGCTGGTCGAACGGCAAACCAAGTTCCTGCACCAAGTAAAAGAGCCTCTTGTTCTCCTTTGGGCTTCCACCGGTTATATCTGCCGCCCGTCCAGTCATGTGGTCACTCGTTGCAGAGCCTTTCACAGCCTTATTGAGTGCCGGGCTACGGAAACCACTGTTCACAGTGATTGGCTTGCCGTATGCCTCCCGCAATGGATCGAGAACATTATCCACTAATGCAGTCATATTGACTACATGCTCTTTCTTACACCGGTTATCAATACCTAATTGGTCGGCTGTCTCTGATTTACAGAGCTCGGCAATTGTAAAGTACTTCATTTCTTTTCCTCCCTACTTTTATTCATATATTCCACCACCGCCTGTGCTATCTCTGCCGGATCAGCCTTGTGCTTCGCTATCTCGGTAGCCAATGCAGCCACTTGTTTCATCTCCTTGCGTTCCTTCTCATCCGCTTTCTCATAGATGGACTTAACCTCTATGGTTGCCACACCGAAAGCTCCCAGCAAAGTAATAAACGGGAAAATAGGTATATGGTAATCATAGTAATTATCCAGATACCAGACACCGGCCATCTGCATACAATCAACTACGACCAACGCAAGCAAAGCATTGTAATACCTCGCAACCTTATTCACAGTCCGTTTCCAACCGTCACTCGAAATCTTTTCACAACGTTGTTTGGCTTTTCTAATGCCAGCCCACAAATCGAAAGCTATAAAGAAAAGCGGTGTCAATAGGATACCAAACAGCATCCAGGCTACAATAAATAATTCATCTAATCCTTTCATCTTATAATCTTATCTAATTATTAATACTATATTTGCAATCAAAAGGCTATTAAAATCAATAATAATTTTGTTGTTGTCCCGCCCTGCCAGTGATTGGTAGGACGGGATTTTTTTCAATACTACAAAGAGTAACTTATCATAAACCCGCACTTCTCTTCATGCTGCAACGGGTCCGCCCACAGGCCCGTATCGTACCCGTACGCACCTGTGGGAACATACAGCTTGTTGGATGCCGCGCCATGCGTGTTCCAGCCCACAAAAGAGCCCGTACCCTCGCCGAATACGGTGGCGCCTCTCAGTTCCGGGGCAACACGCCCCCTGACGGTCATGGCCCGCAGGCCGGCACATCCATAAAACGCATTTTTCCCGATCAGCGTCACGCTTGCTGGTATGGATATCGAGGACAGGGTCCCGCATCCGCGGAACAGGCATTCCCCGACAGTCGTTATCCCGTCGGGAATATTGCACGACACAAGCCCCCGGCATCCGTCAAACGAATAGTTGAGTATCACGGTCACGGTATCCGGTATGACGATTGACGCCAGTTCCCGGCAGTTGCTGAATACATAGTTCATTATCGTCGCCAGCGAAGGTGGCAGCATTATGGAGGATAGGCCTGTACAATTCCTGAACGCGTCGTTCTGCAAAACGGTAACGCCCGTGAAATACCTGAACTCGTCAAAGCTCCGTATGTCACTGCCCTTGAAAACGGTACCGATATCCGTCACGGCCGCCGCGTCGTCATACGACAACCCCGTCCCGTCCGAACTCCAATTAGCCACGCAGACAGCTTCGACCGCACTGTCGGCAAACCTGATATGCCGGCTACCGCTGACAACCTCAATACCGTCACTCACGGACGGGGTCGTAACACTGCTATCCTTTATCTGGGCATACAGCGTCTTGCTGCCAATGCCATTGAAGGTATAAGTGATACTGTCCGTCCAGGGCATCCAGTCGGATACGGCCAGTTCCGGTTCGGTTTCCGCCAGCCGGTAATGCGTCGGCGAGCCTCCATAGTCGAACCGCACCCGGACGGTCGTGCCCGCCGTCTCTTCCGCCCCGTTCTCAATGGATATTCCGGCAAGCGATACCGCGACAAGCTCTTCATAAGAGATGATGTCGGCCTTGGTATACGATTCGCCCAAGTCGTCCTTTATCCGCATATAGACCGTCTTGTTGCCGTATCCGGAGGACAATATGTAGGGAACCTCCGCGGAAGACGCGTCCGGCCACGGCAGCCAGTCTCCCGGTAGGGAATCGTCCTCGCTGACCTTGTAGTGCGTCGGTATCCCGTCGAACACGGCAAACACCCTCACGTTCCTGTCATGCGTGGACGGGGCGTCATTGTTGATGTAGATCGAGCGTAACGCCACCGGCACATATCCGTCCCGGTAGCTGAAGCCCACACTGCGGATGTTGGATTCATGGTACAGATTCTTCAGCTGGACATATAATGTCTTGTCACCGAACCCGGAGGTGACAGTATAAGGCACATCTGCCGCATTGTCCTCCAATGGCATCCATTCGGCGCCCGACATGTCCTCCGACTCCGATACGCGGCAGGAGGTGGCCGTACCGACCATGTTCAGGTGAAGCGTCACCGGGTTGGCCTTCACCACGCCGTCCACCGCCTCGACGACCGTCACCCCACGAAGGTATATCTCCCTGTTCTCCGGCTCCTCATTGGACTTATACTCGTCTATCAGCATGAAGTTGAGCATGGAATACAGCTTGTCGTTCACGGAGAAATCAAGGACGAGCTCGCCATGCGAAGGCGCGAGGTCTTCAAGGAGCATATATGTATTGCTTTCGGCGGGCGTGGTATTCGAGGAGCCGTTGGACATCATATCGCCGCAGCTCATCGTGGTGAGCATCTCCCCGGAGGCTTTCCGGGAAGCGTAGGACCGGACCGTGTATTTACGCTCGTTATTCAGCCCGGAAAGTTTCAGGCGGGCCGTATATCCCCCCCGCAAGTCCCATCCGGTCTTGTATGCTTCCTGCGGGATGTCCGGGTAATAATATACGCCGTCCGTCCGGGTGTTGAAGCCGAAAGAGACCTTGTTCGGGTTATCCCTGACCGAAGAGAGAAGCACGGACGAGGGACGCTCGTAAGTGTCCGCAAGTTTCAGGCCGCCGTCTTCCAGTTCGGCATTCCAGGTACAGTTGTTCCATTCCACGCCTTCGGGAAGGGGTTTCTCCGGAGCCGTGAAGTTTATCCTGTAGGATGCCTCGAGGTTGATGAAGTTCCCGATGACATTCGCCACGCGGTAGCCGTCGAAACCTTCAACCGCAACGCCGTATTCGGAAGACAGGCCGCTGCCGGAAAAGCCGATCCTCAGTTCCATGTACCGGTCGTAATCGGAAAGGCTGTCCTGCGGGACGGAAACAAACAGTTGCCTGTGGTCGACCTCATTGCGCGTGACGCCGGTTATCAGGCGCGGGTTGCCGCCCTCGGTCAATGTGAACTCCTCCTTGATGTCTTCGGGAACGTCGGACAGCGGAAGGTCGAACGAAAGCACGATCTTCGTGCCCAGCTTGTCAGTGGTTGCGGATACCACCAGCGGGGAGCTTTCCTCGGCGGTAAGGGTCCTGGCCTCCACGGTATTCGAATAGTCGCTCTGCCCGTTAAGGCCCACGGCGCGCACCTTGTACAGGTAAGTGGCGCCGACAGGCAGGCCGCTGTCCGTATAGGCGGTGAA